GACCGAGGCGGGGAAATTTGTGATCGAGACCAGCTCGAACCTCAACGAGAATCCGAAAATGGAGCAGTTTTCGTTTGAGAAAAACGCGGAGCTGTATGATTTCTATTTTTCAGCGTTGGATGAACTGGTGAAGGGAGGGAGCAAATATGCCAGCGAACGTGAAAAGCGCGGATGCGATGACGAAGCATCTGACCAAAGCGGAGAAGTCGGCGCGGGAGGCGGCGGAGAAATCCTGCCTGCCGGACCGGATGAAGGCGATGAAGATGCCGCGGAGTCTCAGCGGAGATAAAACGGCGCAGGGATACTGGCGCTCGATCCTGAAACGGATGGAAGGGTTGGGCATCCTGGATGAGCTGGACGCGGAGATGCTGGCGGTGTACTGCTCGTCTCTTGCACGGAAGGACAGCCTTTCGGCGCTGTGCCGGGGGCTGATCGCCCAGGCGGACGCGGAGCCCGATTTGGAGATGCGGTTTGAGCTGATCGCCAACATCGACAGCGTGCTGAACCGGCTCCAGGCCCATGAGAAGACCCTGCTGTCCTACGCCAACGTCTTGGGGCTGACCCCGGAGGCACGGGCGCGGCTGGCCCGGAAGCGGGCGGCGGCAGAGGCGGAGGCAGACCCCGACGGGGATCTGTTTGGGGACTGATGGGCGTGCGGATCCAGTCCGGCCTGCATCACGCGGTGAGCGTGTACGCCAAGCAGGTGACGGAGGGGCGGCTGCACGACATGTGCTGTCCCTATGAGATCAAAGCCTGTCAGCGCCACCTGGACGATCTGAAACGGCAGTGGACCGATGACTTCCCTTTTGTGTTCGACACGACGCGGGCCGACCGGATCATCCGATGGTTTGGGCAGTGCGTGCAGGTCCGGGGCGTGGAGCAGCGGGAGGCCATTCAGCTGCAACCGTGGCAGGTATTCGACCTGGGCTGTACTTACGGCTGGGTCAACCGGGACACCGGGGCGCGGCGGTTTAAGCGCACCTACAACAAACGGGCGCGGGGCAACTTTAAGAGCACCGAGAAATCGGGGCAGGCCCTCTATCATCTGTGCGGGGATGCGATGTATCCGCCGTATCACCCGGAGCTGGCGGTGTTTGAGATGGAGCCGGAGGTGGAGTGCGCCGCCGTGGACCGGGGGCAGGCCATGCGGGTGTTTGGCGACGCGAAAAAGATCGCGCAGGCGTCGCCGAATATTGAGAAGCGGCTGATCATCCCCCGCTCTAACCCGGTGGTGCACAAAAGCCGGGGCGGGTACATGCGGGCGCTTTCCAAAGACACGAAGAACAAGGACTCCGGTGCTCCCTCTTACTTTGTTGTGGACGAATACCACGCCCACCCGACGTCGGACATCTACGACATCGGACTGAACTCCTTCGGCAAACGGCCCCAAGCCCTGCTGGACGTCATCACGACGGCGGGTGACGACGCGCAGAGTAAGCCCTGCTACATCGAGGAAGAATACGCCAAAAGTGTGCTGGATGGCCACAGGACGGACGAGACGTACTTTGTGATGATCCGGGAGCTTCCTGTCGGGGAGGACCCCCACGACAAGGACAAATGGACGTGGGCGAATCCCTGCCTCCGATATCCCAACGATTACTCCAAATACATGTTAGAGCAGATCGAGACGGAGTATAACGCCGCCTACGGCTCCAATGACCCGCATAAAATCCGGCAGTTTCTCACCCGGCGGATGTGCCAGTGGCAGACCGGCAGCGTCAACCGCTATCTGGACGAGAACTGCATGGGCCTGGCAAAGCGGGCGATGGTCCCGGCGGAAGAATTTGCGGCGCTGACCGATGGGCTGGCCTGCTGGTGTGGGTTTGACCTGGGCAAGCGCATCGACCTTTCTGGCGTGGCGGCGGTGTTTCTGCTGGACGATGGGCGGGTGGCACTCAAAATGCATGGGTTTATGCCGGAGGGCGGCGCCCAGCGGCACGAGCAGAGCGACCGGGTGCCTTACATCCCCTGGGCGCAGGCGGGCTATGTGACGCTGACCCCCGGAGACGTGACGGACAACAGCTACGTAGACAACTGGATCTCTGCCGGGGAGCGTGAGCACCGGTGGGAGGTGCAGGAGGTGGACTACGACGGGCACAACGCCACGGACCTGGCTATCAAAATGTGTGACGAGCGCAACAACGAGGCGTTTTGCGTGGAAATATCCCAGACCTGCGCAGGCCAGAACCTGGCTGTGAAAACGTTCCGGGAGCTGCTGCTGCAAAACCTCATCGTGATGGAGGAATCCCCTCTCGCGCTGTGGTGCCTGGCCAACGCGGTAGAGATCCAGAACAACTACGGCGACATCAAGCTGAGCAAAAAACACAAGGACGACACCGAACGCATCGACCCTGTGGCGGCGGCCATGAACGCGCTGGCACGGGCTTTGGTACACCGAAACAAAAACGACCTCTCCGACGCCCTGGGCGCGGGAGACTTTACGCTGTGAGCCTTTGGCGCTCTCCCCGGCGGCTTTCTTTTTTCCTTCTTTGGCCGTCGGCTCATGTTTCTCTTTCTTCCTGTTTCCCGGCCCCGTGGGGAGTCCGCGGGGCCGCCGGGGAGAACGCCAAAGCAGAAGAGCAGAAAGGGGCGTTTATGAAGCGCAAGAAATTTTTTATTTCGCTGGTTGCCGATGCACTTTTCGTGGCGGGGCTGGTGGCCATTGTGGTGGGCATCGCTCTGGCGGGGCATTTGCCCGCGGCGGTGTGCGTGGCCGGCGGCGAATCCGTGGGCCTGGGCCTGATGCTGAGCACCGGGAACCGAGACGGGGGTGAAGACGGATGATTCTGGACCATGTGCGCGGGGCCGCGAAAAAGGCCACGCGGGAGGTGGCCAACGTCGTGACCCTGGCCGGCACCGGCCTGGCCGGAACGGTCCCAACCGGAGACACGGCGGCCATGAAGCTGGCGGCGGTGAACCGGTGCATTGAAGTCATCTCCGACTCGGTTGGCAAGATGAACAGCTACGCGATGCAGGCGGACACCAGGGAGCGGCTGTTCCCGCCCGTCCTGGACCTGCTGAACGGGCGGCCCAACGAGGCCATGACGCCGTTTATCCGGCGGAAGATGCTGGAGATTAACCGCCTGACCCGCGGCAACGCCTATGACTGGATCGTGCGGAATCCGATCACGATGGAGCCTGTCGAGCTGATCCCTCTGCCGGCTGAGCTGGTGTATCCGTGGCAAGACACCACGGGAAAGATCTGGTACGACGTGAGCCACCCCTACACGGGGCGGGCCATGCGGCTGCCGAATGAGGACGTCCTGCACTACAAGGGGTACTCGCGGGACGGACTGCACTGCCTATCGGTGTTACAGCGGGCGGCGCAGGTGATCGAGGCGGGGCTGAACGCCCAGGGGTATCAGTCCAGCTATTACGCCAACGGCGGCCAGCCGCTGGGCGTTTTATCCACCGACGCGGATCTGGGCGGCTACGTGAAGGGCAAGGACAACAAGCCCACGGAAACCACCAAGAAAGACGCGCTGCGCCGGGAGTGGGAGAAGACCCACAGCGGGCCGGACAACGGCTTCCGGGTGGCGATTTTGGACCACGGACTCAAGTACACGCCCATCAGCGCCACGATGAAAGACGCCGAATGGGTGAGCAACCACGACGTGACGGTGCTGGACATCTGCAACTTCTTCGGCGTCCCGGCCTATAAGCTCAACGCCGGGAAACAGAGTTACAGCAGCAACGAGCAGAACGCCATCGAATACGTCACGGGGACGCTGCACCCGATCATCACCCAGTATGAGCAGGAGCAGACCTGGAAGCTGCTGCTGCCCAGCCAGCGGCGGCAGGGGCTGGAGCTGCACATCAACATGATGGCAGAGCTGCGCGGCGACCACGCCAGCCGCGCTAATTGGTACACGCAGATGCGGAACCTGGGCGCGTACAGCGTGAACGAGATCCGGCAGCATGAGGACCTGCCGGACGTGCCCGGCGGCGACGTGCGGCTGGCTGATCTGAATCATATCCCACTGGAAGATTTCCGGGATTTGAGTTTACAGCGGAATGGAGGTGGAAAAACAGAATGAGAATCCAAATGAATGGCTACATTGTTTCTGACAATGAAGCGGAAATGTATGACGCTTTTGGGATCCAGAATATGTGCCCTGAGAAAATGCGGAACTTTATCAGCCAAGTGCCAGAAAATGAGGAACTGACGATTGAGATCAACTCTGTCGGCGGAGACGTTTTTTCTGGGTTTGAGATGTACAGCGTCCTGCTGGGTGCGAAATGCAGAACGGTGGCGGAAGTGCAAAGCATTTCTGCATCGGCTGCGACGACGGCAATGCTGGGTTGTGATGAGGTGATTGCCAGCCCCGTGGCTCAGATCATGATCCATCTTCCGACGACTGCCACCTACGGAAACCAGAAGGACCACAAGGACAGCATCAAAATGCTGGACAGCATCACCGACGGCATCCTGAACGCCTACATTTTGCGGACCGGCGCGAAAGCCAGCCGGGATGAACTGCGCCGGAAACTGGAAAACGAAACATGGCTCACGGCCCCGAAAGCAAAAGAGCTAAACCTTGTCAACAGCATCATCGGCGAGGAAGGGTTTGACCCCGGCAGCGTTTTGAACTGCGCAGGCACAGAGAGCCTGAAAGCCCTGGCTGGAGCACTGAACGGTATGCCGAATTTCCAGGAAATGCCGACAACAATCAACAGAGTGCAGGCAAAACAACAGGAAAACGAGCTTGAAGCGGCCAAGGCCCGCTTAGAGCTGGAAAAAATCAGATTTGGAGGGTTGACACAATGAACACCACGACCAGACAGAAATATATGGACGCGATGAACCGCCGCACTGGGCTGATCCAGGAGGCGGACAACGCCTTTGCCGAGGGCAACATCGAAAACGGCAAGAGCTTCACGGCCCAGGCCGCTGCCCTGAACGCAGAGATCGAGGGCTATCAGGCATTGATGGAGCAGGAGAACAAGTTTGCGGGCGTGTCTGCCCCCGCTGTTGATCCTGTTGTCCGGGACCGGGCCGAAGAGCGGGCGGAGACGCTGCGCAACGGCGGACGGATCACATTTTCCATCGAGGAAGTGATCGACGGCCTGGGGCTGGGCGGCCGCGTGAAGAACTCCGTGACCCTGGCCACCGGCACCCTGCTGGAGCCCACCAGACTGGCCACCAGCATCCGGGACAACCTGCCCGGCGTGTCCAGCATCCTGGACCAGGTCTCCGTGCAGGACCTGACCGGCACCAACGGCATTCTGGAGCCCTTGCTGTACAGCGAGCCGGAGGCCCAGGCGGGCAAGATCGCCACCCTGGCCGGGACCGCGAGAACTACCATTTCCGACCCCACCTTCGGCGCGGTGAAAATCAGCCCCTATGAGGTCAACGTGACCACCTTTGTGGACCGCAACCTCTCCAAGCTGACCCCTATCGCCTACGAGGAGAAGATCCGCAGCCTGGCCATGAAGGCCATGCGGCGCAAAATCGCCAACATGATCTACAACGGCGACGGCCAGGCCACGCCCGACATGTTTGGCATCAAGACCGCCAAGGACACCGCGGGCCGTGCCATGTGCAAGGCCGTGAACATCACCCAGATCAAGGCCGGTTTTCTGGATGACTTTGTCTTTGCCTACGGCACCGACGAAGAAATGGGCGGCTCTGCCCGGCTGTACCTGAACAAGAAAGACCTCCAGGCCATCGGTGCCCTGCGCAACGATGAACTGAAGCGGGTCTATGAGATCGTCCAGGACCCCGGCAACGCCAACACGGGCCGGATCATCGAGGGCGGCCTGATCGTCCCCTACACCATCGGCTCTGCGCTGACCGCGCTGACCGGCTCGACTGCCTCTGCCAGCGCCGACACCATCCACATGATCTACGGCGACCCCGTGAACTACGAGCTGGGCCTCTTCGGCGGCTACTCCATCCGCATCGACGAGTCTGTCAAGGCCGTGGAGCGCATGAACACCATCCTGGGCGATGTGTTCGTGGGCGGCAACGTGGTGCAGCCGGAGGGCTTCCTGTTGGGTACCCTGCCCAAGAGCGGGGGCTGAGTCATGGCCGTGACGCTGGAAGCCGTCAAGGGCTACTGCCGCATTGACGGGAGTTTTGAGGACGAACTGCTCCTGAGCCTGATCGACGCGGCCAAGGCGTACCTGGACAACGCGGGCGTGCCGGAGCCGGAGGGCGACGTACCGATCTACGACCTGGCCGTCAAGGCCCTGGTGCTGGAATTTTACGAGCACCGGGGCCTGACGGAGTCCGGCGGCATGAGCAGCATCCGGGGCCTGGACAACGCCATTGTGCAGCTGAAATTAGTTGCAGAGGCGGAACGGGCCTACACGGAAGCAAACCAGGAGGTGGCGGACGGTGGCGTATCGAGTCAATCTGGCCTCTGACATGAAATGTCGGGCCGTCATCCGCCAAAAAGTCCAGGCGGAGACCCGCGACAAGCTGGGGCAGTACCCGGTGGAAGAGCAGACGGTGGACACCGTGTGGGCCAAGGTGACCCCCATGACGGGGAGCATGCTGACGGGACGGGCGGCGGAGACCGAGCTGTCCAGGACCACCCACAAGATCACCGTCCGCTGGCGGCCTGACCTGCGGCCCGACATGTGGTTTGTGGTGGAGGGCGAAATTTACGACATCCTCTACATCATGGACCCCTACCACGACCACGAAACCCTGGAAATTTTTTGCGAGGTGAGAGTCGGTGAGCACTGAGGGCATGGACACGCGGGAGCTGGACGAGCTGGTAAAAAACATGTTTCGCACGGCGCAGGACGTCTACCCGGACGAAGCCAAGTCTTTTTTGAAAAAAGAGGGCAACAAGGGCCGCCGCCTGCTGCGGGCCAAGACCAAGGCCGTGACCAAGAAGAAGACCGGTAACCTGCTGAAAGGCATCCGCCGGACGGGCGTGCAGAAGCACAACGGAGACTTCCAGATCCGCGTCTACAACAAGGCCCCTCACGCCCACCTCATCGAACACGGCCACGTGCTGTGGGTCAACGGGACGAAAACAGAAAAATTCGTCCCCGGAAAACACCCGGCGGCGGACACGACCAAGCAGCTGAAACGCGAATTTCCACGGGATGTGGAAGGTTTTGTGGACGAAATGATATCCAAGGGGTTTGAGTTATGAGCAAAATCAGCATCATTGACACCATCCGGGGGCTGTCCGGGCTGATCGAGAGCCTGTTTGGAGAGCCGCCCACCACAAAGGACATCACCGAGGGCTTCACCCGGCCCACCACCTACATCCAGCCGGTGTACAGCGAGACCGCCCGCGAGGGCAAACTCCAGCACGACACTCATGAGCTGGAACTCATCCGGTTTGGGGAGCGGACCCGCGAGGGCTATCTCTCCCTGCTGGAATGGGAAGCAAAACTGGCGGAGGCTCTGCAAGAGCCGGTGGTGGTGGAAGAGCAGTTTTTTCTCTACCCGGACGAAATTGAATTTATGCTGGACCGGGCCGATATGACCCTGACCGTCACCCTGACCGTCGAGATGTATCAGCTCCGGGACGCAGAGCAGGCCCCCACCATGGAGGACCTGACACTGAGCAGAAAGGACGGATGAAATCATGGGTTTACCTACTATCTCCGTTGAATTTAAGAAACTGGCGACCACGGCAACGGCCAGGTCTGCCAGAGGCATTCTGGCGGTGATCTTACAGGACACCACCAAGACCAATTTTACGAGCAAGACCTACACGGCGCTGGATGAGGTGGCACAGGCGGATTGGACGGCGGCCAACTACACGATCCTCTCCCGTGCGTTTGCGGCGGGGCCTTACCAGGTGATCGCCGTCCGGGTAGGCACCGACGACACCATGACCAATGCCCAGACCATTCTGGACCAGCTGAGCTACAACTGGGTCTGCGCCGTCCCGGCTGCGTTCCAGGCGGGGCTTGTGACCTACGTCAAGAGCATCAACACCCCCCGGCGCATCCGCAAGGCCAAAGCGCTGGTGAGCGGGCAGACCAACGCGGACGATATCCACATCGTCAACGTGGCCAACACCAAGGTCACCGTCAAGGGCGAGAGCACAGCCATTGACATCAACAACTATCTCCCCCGCCTGGCCGGTATTCTGGCCGCCTGCCCGATGGACGAGGCGGTGACCTTCCGGGCCCTGGATGACCTGGAGGCGGTGGAGGCTGTGACCGGCCTGGATGCCAGCATCGACGCCGGAAACCTGTGTCTGTTTTCGGACGACGACACCATCCGCATCGCCCGCGGCGTGAACACCCTGAAAACCGTGACGGGCGACCTGACCGACGACATGAAAAAGATCGCGGTGGTCGAGGCTATGGACCTCATCCAGGAGGATATCATTCGGACGTTCAAGGGCAGCTACCTGGGCCGGGTGAAAAACACAGCGGACAACCAGGCGCTGTTTGTGACGGACGTCTCCAGCTATCTCCGTGCCCTGGCAGACGAGGACGTGGTAGACAGCGAGGGCATCAGTGTCTCCATCGACGTGTCCGCCATGCGGGCAGCCTGGGAAGCCGCTGGAACGTCCACGGCGTCCCTGACCGATGCACAAGTCAAAAAGAAGACTTTCCGTTCTCAGGTCTTTGTGGCGGCGCAGGCACATATCCTGGACGCCATGGAGGACATGCGGATGGTCTTTACCATGGGCTGACAGGAGGTGTGACACATGGGTAAATTCAGCCACAACAAGGTCATTCGCGGCACCTTTGGCCGCGTGTGGGTCAACGGGGAACTCATGGCCAACGTGAAGAGTTTTGAGGCGAAAATGACGATTGACTACGAGGATCTGGACATCAACGGAGATTTCGCCCAGAAAAAACGTTATATGGGATATTCCATTGCAGGCACCATGACCCTGCACAAATTCGACAGTGCTATTCTCAAACTTTACCATTCTGCTGTCATGACCGGCGAGCTGCCGGAGGTCAAAATCGTCGCATCCCTGAGCGACCCGCAAAGCGATGGTGTGGAGCGCGTGGCTTTGCACGATGTGTATTTTGACGAGATCACGCTGAACAAATTCGAGAACAGAACCGTTTTGGAGGAAGAGGTCCCGTTTACGGCTGGCTACTCCGAGCCTCTGGACATGATCGATTGAGGAGGACAACATGGCAAAACTGACCATTGAGGACCTGCTGGCCCAGAAGGACCGGCGGCAGGATGACGTGAAGGCCGTCCACCTGGACGGCCTGGGCGGGGAGCTGGAAGTCCGGCGCATCCCCTTGGTGAAATTTACGGACTACATGGAGCGGACCCAGAAGGGCGACGCCAAAGCGACGCTGGAAGCTCAGTATGAGATGATCTATGCTTGCTGTCCCATCCTGCACAATGAGCAGCTTCTGGAGGCCTATGAGTGCAAGGACCCGCTGGACATCGTGCCGAAAATCCTGCGGGAGAACATCATGGACATGAACGCCCTGGTGACGGCCATTTCTGCCTTTTACGGCGTAGACCTGGACGACGACTTAAAAAACTGATTCGGGGCGATGCAGACCTATCTACCATCGCCCACTACGTAAACCGGGGCCACTCCCTGCGGGAGTTGGTCGAGCTGCGGCCCGGAGAACTGCGGTTTCTCCGGGTAGCGTGGGAACTGGAACTGGACTACATGAGGGAGGCGCTGAACCTTGGCAACGAAAAACGTTAATATCCTCCTGAAACTCCAGGACAAGTTCACGAGCAAAATGGAGAAGGCCGGGAAGATCACCAAGGAGCAGAAATTCGCAATGGCGAAGTGTTCCGACGAGGTGATGAAGTTTTCTCGGACCGTCCGCGGCGGCTTTGGCAGCGCCGTGAAAAACATCGGCAAAGTCGGCGCGGCGCTGGCAGGCATCAGCTTTGCGGGCATCACCGCCGGTTTCATCGGCATGGCGGAAGCGACAGAAGAGTATCGCCGGGCCATGGGCAAACTGAACACGGCCTATCAGTCCGTTGGCTTTAGCTCGGACGTTGCACAGCAGGCATACAGCGGATTTTATTCGATTCTTGGTGACACGGACACGGCAACTGAGGCGTCTCAGTTACTCTCTCAGTTGGCAAGAAACCAAGAAGATGTGTCAAAATGGACAAAAATAGCGGCCGGAGTCAGCGGTAAATTTGGTGATTCTCTCCCAATTAATTCCTTGGTGGAAAGTGCCAACGAGTCTTTAAGGACGGGTAAAGTCACTGGTGTTCTCGCCGATGCCCTCAATTGGGCCGGTAAAGTGAGCGAAGATCAAATGAACGCGAAACTTGCGGCTACCAATGACACCGCTAAGCGTGCACAAATCATCATGGACACCCTGGCAGACACCTATTACGGCGCGGCTGATGCGTTTTACGCCAACAACAAAGCACTTATCCAGGCCCGCCAAAACGAGGTGGCCATGCAAAAGGTCACCGGTGCCCTGGGCGAGGCCAGCGTGATCGCCAAGGGCAAGCTCTGGGAACTGCTGGGCGTAGCATCCGACGGCAGCGTTTCCGCCGGCTCCGTGCTGGAATGGGTGCTGCAAAAGGTCGAAGCGTTCAAGGCAAAAATTGAAACCATCGACGTGAGCAAATACGCGCCCATGATCACAGAAGCGGTGCAGAAAGTGCAGACGGGCATTGAAATTGCCTGGAAGATCATCTCCCCCATTTTGGAGCAGGTGGTGAAACACGCGGACGTGCTGATTCCCGCCGTGCTGGGCGTGGTGACGGCCATCTCCGGCGTCTCCATCGTGGCAGACGTGGCCGGGAAGGTCATGACGTTTGTCGGCACCATCAAGAGCGTCATTACCACCGTCAAGGCGGCAGGCGGCATTATGTCGTGGGTGGCGTCCGGTCCCATCGGGCTAATTATCGCGGGCATTGCGGCGGCGGTCGTTGTCGTGGTGCTGCTCATCAAAAATTTCGACAAAGTCAAGGCCGTGGCCCAGACGGTTTTCGGGGGCATCAAGACGTTTATCACCACCCTGGTGGACGCTTTTAAATCCCTGGGGCGGCAGATCAAGGACGCTTTTTGGGGCGCTTTTAACTGGGTCAAGAAAAAAATCCAGCCGATCATTGACTGGATCAGCGACAAGATCAGCAAGATCAGGTCCGGCTTTGAGAAAATCGGAAACTTTTTCAGTAACCTGGGGTTTGGCAGCTCTGCCAACACGGGGAGCCAATATTCTCTCACCGCCAACGGCGGCAAGGCGACCGGTACGCCGTATTTCCGGGGCGGGCTGACCAGAGTCAATGAGGGCGGGCGTGGCGAGATCATGAACCTGCCCAACGGGACGCAGATCATCCCTCATGACGTTGCCAAAAAGCAACAGAAGGCCAACAACATTTCTGTGCAGGTGACGATCCAGGGAAACGTGATCGGCAACCGGGCGTTTATGGAGCAGACCGGCGCGTACATTGCCAACAAGATTCTGGCGGCGCAGGGGGTGGTTTGATGGATTTTACTTTGAGTTACAACAACAAAGAGGAAGTGCTGGTTTTCCCGGTGGTGCCCAATGCGGGCATCCAGCTTTCCAGGGACCAGGACAACCAGGCTTTCGACGGCATCAACCACGAACTGCAAGCCCTTGGCAACATGAAGTTGGCCACATTTTCCATCACCAGCTTTTTCCCGCTGAAACGCTACTCTTTTCTACGCCCCTATTCCTCTATCAACGGCTGGCACTATGTCCGAGCCATCGAGGCCGTCCGCAAGCGGAAAATCCCCTTCCGGGCGCTCCACTTGGACAACAACGGACAAGAAGTTTTCAATTTGCCCGTGACGGTGGAAAATTTCGAGTATTGGATCGACCAGGCCGGGGACATTGGCTACACCATTGATTTCAAAGAGTACCGATTCGCCAACGGCAGCGCCGCCACCCTGAGCAAGCCGAAGGACGCGGCGGGCGAGAAAACCCAGACGGCGGCACAGCTCAACGCGAGTACCGGCTCCTCCAGCGGGGGAACATTTACCAAACGGTACACCAAGAGCGATGCTACCATCATCGCAAAGATCATGTACGGCGAAGCGCGGGGCATCAAGAGCAAAACGGAGATCGCCTGCATCGGCTGGTGTATCCTGAACCGCGTGGACGCGGGCATGGGGAAAAACATCCAGTCGGTGGCCCTGGCGGCGAATCAGTTTTATTACAAAGCCGGAGCGCCGACAGTCAGCGACCACGGCTATGACCTGGTGGCCCTGGCCACCGATGTACTGGACCGTTGGAGCCGGGAGAAAGCCGGGCAGACCAATGTTGGCCGGGTGCTGCCGAAGCAGTACAAATGGTACGCAGGAGACGGATCACACAACTGGTTTTACCCAAGCTGGCCCTGCAAACGGGCACAGCGCTGGAATTTTAAGAGCGTAAGCTCGCCATATCCGAACTGAGAGGGGGACGAACATGGGACAGATGATTTGGCCATTGCCGGGTTACAGTCGCATATCGTCCCCCTTTGGCTACCGGAAATCCTTCAAGACGTCAAACGGCATGTCGTCCAGCAACCACGCGGGAATCGACATTCCGGCCCCCAACGGGACACCGATCATCGCGGCCCGTGGGGGCAACGTGACGAAGGTCTGGACCTCCAAGGCCAGGGGCAAATTTTGCATCATCAACCACGGCGGCGGCATCTCGACGCTGTACCAGCACTGCTCCAGCATCGGCGTAAAACTCGGCCAGAACGTGCAGGCCGGGCAGACCATTGCCAGGGTGGGCAACACCGGCGGCGTGACGGGGTATCACCTCCATTTTGAGGTACACGTCAACGGGACGCCGGTCAACCCGTCCAACTACGTCAAGTACAGCGACACAGCAGGCAAGTACACCGGCGGCCCGATTGCTTCCGCCGGGACAGACGGGTTTTCGGCCACCACGGACGAAGCAGACGAAAAAGTCACCGTGATCCATATCCCGCAGACCGAGAAAATTTACACGGTGTACGCCGATGATACGCCGTACAAAAACCCGGACCGCTATAAAATCGTTTGGCAAGCTCTGGGCAACAACGGAAGAACGCGAGATATCACGGACCGCTGCGGCTCCCCTACCCTGACGGACGATTCCGAAAGCGTGGCGGTGGAGTTTACGTTTTCCGTTTTGCAGGCACGGGGAGAGAAATTCTTCCCACCCCTGCGGATCCAGTGCGGCGATTTGGTGAGCGTGAGCAACCTGGCCTCTGGGGAGTGCATTTTCCTGGGGCAGGTGCAGAGCGTGAGCGGGAGTTACAGCGAGAGCATGAGCATCGTGTGCCACGACGCGGGGCGCTTGCTGACCACCAACGACGTGATCATGCAGTTTAACAACATCCCGGCGAAAGATGCCTTGTCTCAGCTGGCCAACAAAGTGGGCATCCAGCGTATTTCCTGCCCGAATTTGATTTCCTCTGTGTATGGCACGGAAAAGGACACGACCAGCAACATCATCCAAAAGATTTTGGAGACTGTGACCAGCGAGAACGGCGTGACCTATTTCCCACGCATGATGGGGAACACGCTGGTTATACGCTCCTATGCGCAGAAATGTATCACGGCCTGGTACCGGCAGGAGAGCAACCTAGCAGCGTTTGACGTGATGCAGGAGATCGCAAGCCCACAGGTGTCCTGGGATATCTCCGATTTACGGAATCACATTACCGTCTACTCGGAGCAGGACGACACCGTTTCCATCCAGGGCGTGGCCTCCAGTGAGGCGAGCATCAAGCGCTACGGCAAGCGGACGGCGTTGGAGACATTTTCGGACAGCGACATGGTGAGCGCTACTGCCAAGGCAAAAAACCTGCTGGGGAAGAAAAACCGGACGAAAGAGACGTTTAGTTGCCGGGTATACGGGAGCGACAAGGTTGTTGCCGGGTGCCGGATGAAGGTAAACATCCCCGATGAGGTGGGCGAGTTTTGGGTGACTGCCGTGAGCCATGAGCTGGCCCCCGTCCACATGATGACTCTAACGATGGAGAGGTGTGACCAATGAGCTGGGAACATCAAATTGCAAAACAATTCAAAGAGCGGGACAACCCCACGACCTACGCCTGGTTTGCGGGCAAGGTGCAGTCCCCCATCCGCACGGTGAACAGCAAAGGGGAAGTCAGCTTCCACGGCCCCCTGATCGTCACCGCCTTTGACGGGCAGATCATCTTGCGGGCGGAGCAACTGCGGCCGCTGGACCATGTGCCGCAGGTGTACGCCCCTCAGACTGTGGCGCTGGTTGGGGACCCATTTGGCAAGTCTGCCGGTGGGCAGACGATCCTACTGCTGGGGGTGATCTAATGTTATTCGATGCAGTGGCCCAGGAGCAGGAGGCCATGACCGCCACCCGCCCGGAGACAGAGATCGGCATGGGGTTTGCCTTTGATTGGCAGAACCAACGGCTCAAAATGCAGGACGGGACGCCCGTCTTGGTCTACGGCGTGGCAGCCATCAAGGAGTGGGTGCAGCTTGTGGTAAGGACGCGGCAGGGGCGCTCCCCCATTTACCCGGCGGATTTCGGAGCGCCCGTGCAGGATTTGATCGGACAAAAGGCCCCAAAAGGGTACGACCTCTCGGAGCTGCGCCGCCACCTGGCAGAGTCCGCCGCCTACAACCCCGGCATCCGGGACGTGGGACAGATGCGCTATGACGGCGAGATGATCCAATGCACCCTGACCCTGGAAGACAACGAAGACGGCATCACGGAGGTGATACAAATTGTCCCTTGACTTTGAGACCGTGCATCGGGAGATGCTGACCCGCATCCCCGACCGATACCAGAAAACAGCCGGGTTTCCGGCCTATGATTTCACGGCGGCCTTTGCCCAGGCGGTGCTGTCCCTGGACGATGACATCGCCACGGCGGAAGCAAACCTGAACGTGGACAACCTCACCGGGGTGGCCCTGGATGAGTTTGTCAAGCAGCATCGTGGCATCATCCGCAAATACGCCACCTATGCCACGGCAGAGATGCAGGTGGTCACGGGGGCGGGCAGCATTTCGGCGGGCGATTTATTCTCTACCGAGAGCGGCGTGCAGTTCTACGCTATCGCCGACAGCGACGTGGAGGCCGGGAGCAAATTTACCGTGCGGGCCTACAACGCCGGGGAGACCGGCAACGTGGAGGCCAACACGATCACCTACATGCCGATCACCATTGCAGGCATTTCGGCGGTGACCAACCCGGAGCCGTCCAGCGGCGGCTATGACAGCGAGACAGACGATGAACTGCGGGAGCGCTACTACGACGACCTGCAAAACCCCAACAACGGAGCTAACCAACAGGCTTACATTGCCTGGGCGACCTCTGTGGCAGGCGTCGGGCGGGTGAAAATTTTCCCCCAGGCCCAGGGAAAAAACACGGTGGAGGTGTGCATCCTGGACGCGAACCAGGAGCCGGCAGGCACTCCCCTCATCCAGCAGGTGCAGGCCCTCATCGACCCCAACCACAACGGAGATGGGACCGGCGAGGCCCCCATCGGAGCCGTCTGCACGGTGACCACGGGCACGGCGAAATACATCGACGTGGTGGCAAAAATCACCCTGGCCGACGGGGCCAGCATCGGGAGCGTAAAAACCAAAGTGCAAGCGGCTCTGACCGAGTACCTGCGGGGCCTGGCTTTTGAGAAAACCGGCACCTACGTCTCCTACTCCCAAATCGCCAGCCGCATCAACGCGACCGAGGGCGTATTGGACCACAGCAACCTGACCGTTGCAGGCGGCACGACAAACGTAGCCCTGGGCGACCGGGAGACGCCGATGCTTGGGGAGGTGACCTTGACCGTTGTTAGTTAAAGACTACGCCTTACGGCAGCTCCACTGGATACTGCAAAAAGACCCCTGGATCGAGGCCGTCATGACGGCGGGCGGCGTGACCCTGGACGCCCTAGCAGATCGGATCGTTGCCATCTACAACGCCGAGAATTTTGACGAGCTGCCCATCGAGCGTGTGCGCTATTATGAGCGCCTGCTGGGCCTGGAGCAGGACGAGAACAAAGCCCTGCCCGACCGGCGGGCGGCTATCCAAGCGGCCTACAACATCGCCCAGAAACCGTCCTTGGAAACCATGCAGAGCATCTGCGACGCGTGGCAGGCGGGCGGCGTCATCTGCACCTACACCCCCGGCGAACTCACCCTGAAATTTATCGGAGACGTGGGCGTTCCGGCGAACATCCAGGACCTGAAAAACGCCATCATCCGCGCTGTCCCCGCCCACATCTACGTAAATTACGCCTACCGTTACCTCCTCATCCGGGAGGTTCACGAGGTGATGACCCTGGCCGAACTCAACGCCACGCCACTATCCAGTTTTGCAGGAGGGACCTAAATGGCAAGCAATACGGAAAATTTGAAACTACTCAAAAAAAATCCGACCACGGACGGAGCGGACACGTTTAATGTCCAGACCATGCTAAATGATAACTGGGACAAAATTGACCAGTTCGCCGGTAGCTTGGATAAGAAATTGGCCGGTCTGCTCCATGACGACACAAAAACGGAGCTTCTGCTTCCGCCCACCGCTACGCCGGACGACGCATTCAAAATTTTGGCGGGCATCCTTGGCATTACCTATGTGCTGGCCTCCAGTGGCGTCACCGTGACCGCACAGAGCGGGAGTGGCACAAAAACGGCGGTGGCGGCGTCCAACGGCATGGCAACGTTTAAAGGGCTACCATACGGGGATTGGACGTTCTCGGCTACCATCTCCGGGGCTGTGAAGAGCAGAAAAGTTGCCCTCGACACGCAGAGAGTGCAATATCTCTCCCTGCTCCCGTTGAACGACCTGAGCTGGGCGCAAATCGACACGTTGGGCGCTGCTGGTGTGCTGGGTAAAATGTTTGCGCTGGGTGACACAAAGGACGTTACGCTGTCTGGCATCGGGACCATGACACTGCAAATCGCCGACTTCGATCACGACTATTTGTCCGGCGCAACGACGGCAAAAAAAGCCGCCGTGACGTTTTTGTGCAAAAACCTGCTGTACCAAACCTACCAGATGAACAGCAGTGACACCAACAGCGGTGGTTTTCCGTCTAGCACCCTCTGCTCCACGCTGAACGGTAGCATTTACAACTCCCTGCCCTCCGACCTGAAATCCGTGATCAAAACGGCGTACAAATGGTACGGCACCGGCAACAGTTCGAGTAACGGCAAATGGAGTGGGCATAAACTATGGTTGCCGCTGACATTTGAGATGTTCGGCGAATCGAGCTACTCACCAGCCACAGAGCGCACGACAGGCAACGCGCGGCAGTACCCGATTTTCACGGGCAACGCCAGCCGGATCAAAAAAATGAACAACGGCGGCGGCTCTGCACAGTGGTACTGGTTGGCGTCCCCGGATGCAAGCAACTCCGCGTACTTTTGCGGTGTGCGCAGCGACGGCAGCAGCAACCACAACTACGCCAGCCTCAGCTACGGCGTTTGCTTCGGCTTATGCGTTTAAGCCAAAATCCAATAATCCGCGCCGCCTTTGGCGCGGATGGAAAGGACCCTGAATGTCGGTATTGAAAAGCCAGCGCAAGGAAAGCAGCATCAAATTTTTGGATACCGCTTATGACCTAGAACTACACACGTTGAAATGCTGCATGAAACTACCAAAACGCTACACGTTTTTTATTGGGACGGAGCTGAGCCGCTTGGCCAGTGAGGTGCATAACCACTGTAAAATGGCGAACAGCATCTACCCGACGAATGAACACGAGGCGCAGATACGGCGGGACCACCTGATCGAGGCAAATAACTGCTTGCAGGCGTTGATTGGGAAATGCAGTGTTTTGATGGAACTGCAACACGGCCTGAGTGAGCACGCCCTGGAGCGCTGGGCGGATTTGATGATTGACGAAGGCCGCCTGATCGCCGGGGCTAAAAAATCCGACAAGGCACGTTTTAAGTTTTGAACTATGGGTTAGGTGCTGTAAATTCTGCCGGTCGCAGGCGGGCGCTTTGGCGTCCCCGAATGCAAGCAACTCCACGAACTTTTGCAATGTGAACAGCGACGGCAGCAGCAACAACAACAACGCCAGCAACAGCAACGGCGTTTGCTTCGGATTGCGCGATAGGGAGACAGAGTAGACGTTTATCGAAATCAGTCCACGCGCGTAAGGAGCGCTTGACCCTCCCACATGGGTAAATATCACCGAGACGCGGACGCTTTCGAGCTAATCCGCTACCAGCGAGGTTCCCCTTGAAAATTCAATTTGGAGACGTATTCACTTTTGGAAACTTGTATGCCGCCTATAAAAAATGTAGGCGCGGCGTAGGGTGGAAACATTCGACCCAGGCCTACAAAGAGAACGCATTTGTCAATGTGCGCATAGCTCAACGCAAATTGCTGAGTGGCGCATGGAAAAGTAACGGATTTATCGAGTTTGACATTTTTGAGCGCGGGAAACACCGGCACATCCGCTCTGTACATATTACGGAGCGTGTGGTGCAGCGTTGTTTGTGCGACAACCTGCTCACTCCCGTTCTTGGTCCGAGGTTGATTCCTGATAACTCGGCCAGTCAGAAAGGAAAAGGCGTTGATTACGCGCTCAGACGCCTGGAAACTCATTTGCACCAGTTTTATCGCAAATTTGGGCGGGATGGGTACATCCTGATCTATGATTTCCATAAATTTTTCGACAGCATCGGCCATGATGCTATTGCAAAAATTTTGGAGCGCTACGTTACGGACGAACGGTTGAAATACTTGATCCTGCATTTGGTCGGAATGTTTGGAACGGTCGGCCTGGGGTTGGGTAGCCAAATTAGTCAAAATTTGGCGCTGGCCGTCCCGAATCGACTCGACCACAGGATCAAAGAGCAGATGCATTGTAAGTTCTACGGACGATATATGGATGATGGCTACATCATCCACCACGACAAAGAACATTTGCTCGCCTGCTTGGATGTGATCCGGCAGGAAGCGGCGGCGTTTGGCGTTGAAATGAACGAAACGAAAACGCAAATCATCCCACTTCGGCGCGGATTCACCTGGTTGAAGCAAAAATTCAACCTCACGGAAACTGGAGGCGTCGTGCGGCGAATCAGCCGCCAAAACGTCACCAGGATGCGGCGGAAACTGAAACGGCTGGCCGGGAAAATCCCGCCGGAGGACCTGCGAGCGAGTTTTGTCAGCTGGTGTGGGCATGTGTCGAAATGCAAATCCTGGAAAACAAGAACAGCAATGAAAGGGGTGTTTTTGGAGTGTATGCGGATATCGGAGGAAAAATTTACCCCATCGACAACGTGATCGCGGCAGATGATGAGCTGCGGATCGTATTTGCTGATACTCCCATTGAGGATGTAGATCGGGCCGCTCTGCACCTGCCGGACTGTATCAGTATCCACCAACGGGACGGCCCTCCGCTGGAATACCACGGCTACACCAGCGCCGTAAGCATCCAGAAAAATCCATCGAACCAGCAAACGATGCTGGTTTTGCGGGAGGGATAATATGTTTTTGATCTACAAAGATGGTGAAATCGTCGAACGCGCAGAAAATCTGCGTTACATCCTGCAACAGGATAACGGCGTTGCCGTAATATCCACGCAGGAGAGTTACAACGCCGTGTACTCCCCTGCCACAGACAAAACCTACCCCATCGGAGAGTTTTTTGTGGTGGAAAATAAACTGCAAGAAGCGCGGGAACTGAGACGGGCTATTCAGCTTTTCCTGTCCACGCTGGACCCGGAGGAACACGCTGAGACTCTGCTAGAGGTACCAACCGTGTTCCCAGCTTACGAAGTAGGCCACGCCTACAAAATCAAGGATGTGTTTTCCTACGGCACCAACGCCGTAGGAGACCCCCAACTTTACCAGGTGTTGCAAGCCCACACATCCGCTGAGCAGTGGCCCCCTGATACGGCAACCAGCCTGTATAAAAAGATCGGGGTAACGTCCGGCGGCTATCCCGAATGGGTTCAGCCGTTGGGTGCTACAGATGCCTACAGCAAGGGCGATATTGTCAGCTATAAGGGGGAGCTGTACCGTTCGACCATCGACAGCAACGTTTGGGCACCGGATGCCTACCCGGCGGGGTGGGAAGCTTACCAGGAATAAACAAAGGCCCCCGCACTTTGTGGGGGCCAAACTTAAAGAAACGAGGTGCCAGAATATGGAACCTGAGCAGATCATCACGGCGCTCCTGGCTGTGCTGGGTTCGTCCGTTGTCGTGGAGATCGTCCCCATTAAAATCAATCCTTGGACGTGGCTGGCCCGGAGAATCGGGAAAGCTATCCTGGGAGACGTTACAGAGCAGTTGTCCGGGATTTCCGAACAACTGAAAAGTCACATCGAAGCGGATGCCAGAGACAAGGCCAAGCGCCTGCGGGGGCGGATTTTGCGGTTTGCCGATGAATTACTCCAAGGGGAGCGGCACAGTCAGGAGCATTTCAACGAGATTTTGGAAGACATCACCGAGTACAACCGCTACTGCGCCACACACCCTGATTTTCCGAATGATAAGGCTGCTATCTCCATCGGACACATTGAGAACGTGTATCGGGCGCGGCTGGAAAACAACGATTTTTTGTAGGGAGGGACGCACATGAAACAACTGCTGAAACTGCTGGATGTGAAGAGCCTGGTGACGCTGGCCATGACCGGGGCGATGATCGCCCTACTGTTTGCGCCGGTGGACGTGAACCAGGACGCTGTGACGCTGTTCTGCACAGCCTACGGGGCTATCATCACGTATTTCTTCACGAAAAAGACGGATGGAGGGGCGAAAAATGAGTGAATCCAGCTTAGCAACCTACGTCCACTACTCCCCCAACTGCACCAAGCCCCGGCAGGGGACTATCAAGGGCGTGGCAATCCACTGCACCGCCGGTGGGCGGAATCTGCCCGCGAAAGCGTTTGCGGACATGAACCGCTTTGCCGTGAAGCAAAAAAACGGGGCATCCTGCCACTATGTTGTTGGCGGGGACGGCTCCATTGCCCAGGTGTGCCGGGAGGAAAACCGAGCCTGGTGTACCAGCAATCCAATCGACCACCAGATCATCACCATCGAGGTTGCCAGCGACGCCGACGGGGCGTGCAAATGCAATGCTGCGGCGCTCAACAGCCTCATCAAGCTGCTGGTGGATATCTGCCAGCGGAATAATATTCCCCGCCTGCTGTGGCGGGGGGATAAGAGCTTGATGGGCAAGTGGAATGAGCAGAACATGGTGGTACACCGTTGGACAGCTAACAAAGCCTGTCCGGGGGACTACCTGTATAATAAGCACGCTGCGATTGCCCAGGCCGTAAACAACCGGCTGGGGGCGGAGAAGGAGAATGACGATATGGATATCAACATGCTGTTGGCAGAGATGACGGGGGCGCAGGCCTACGCACTGTACACCAAGGCCATGACGTTCGCCGCCGCCGTGGCGGAACCTGAGTGGAGCAAAAAGCAAGGCCATTGGGAGAAAGCCACCCTCAAGGGCGTCGTGGACGGGCAGGAGCCGGAGCGCCCCGTCAAGCGGGATGAGCTGGCCGCTGTGCTGGGCCGTCTGGGGGTGCTTGATTGAGGGGGTGGTACCATGCCCAGGTATCGGTACAGCCCCGCTCAGTTGGAGAAAATGCACGGGAACCCGTGGCTCACGGACCGGGAGAGGGCGGCTTTTGAGCTGCACTATCGGCGGGGGTGGGCTATCGAGGATGTGGCCGCTGAACTCGATGTGAGTCGAGGGACCGTCAACAACGATTTGGCGAGTATCAGGCGGAAAAGTCTGTGAAGAAGCCCCTGGGTGTGACCCAGGGGCTTGCCTTTTTAGATGTTCCAGGAACGAAATTCGCGCTCCCACGGTTCTCCGTGCCAGAAGCTGGCATCAACGTCTTCTGCCTGCTTTGCCAGGTCACCGATCTCGGCACTAATTTTCTTCTTTATCTCCGTGTGCCGCTCAGCGATTTTGAACTCGCTGTAATATTCATTGATGTAGGCGGCTGCGTCTCGGTATGCATTTTCACAA